CTACCAAGGGGACGCTGATAGGGTACGTTGTCGGTGAGAAGTTGACAGCTATCAGATTTAAGAATCAGATTAACGAATCCTATCAAGAATACGAAAACCTCAAGTCTCATTGCAAGCAATTGGAACTGGAGATCATGGAGTTAAAGCGGTGAGAAAGCGCAGCAGCTACAGGCCCAAGCCGCAGTTACCCAATCCGGTAGCCTGGCTCATCAATGGCTTTAAGCCTGTCTCGCAGGCTGGCATTGTCAATGTCCAGATCAAGAACCACCAGGCCATCGACTCGCTGAGAAAGGGAGTTGCTGACCGCGAGGATGTTGACTGCATCATTGAGGCTCTGAACATTGCCGAAGCACTCCAGCGGCTGGGCATCGGTGATGAGTACAGGCAGGAGGTCAGAGCCGCACAGGACGCGCTATATGAAGCCTCAAAGCGCGGGATAAACCGAGAGTACCGCTTTGTGCTTAAAGCGCAGGAATTGACCGCTATCAACTTGGGCATGGAAGTACATGATGCCCAGCTTGAGGTGACTTCCATACACCATATGGAGGATGCGCTCAACATGGTCAGGGATGAAATCAAATACCGCCGTGCGCGGGTAATATTGGAGAAATCAAAATGAACAAGTTAATGGAACTACTACGCGAACCCTTTAAGAAACCGAGTCCACTTGAGTTGATAGCCCAGCAGCTTTCTGCAGCCCATCTTGAGTTACTGGAAGCAGAGCAGGGGGTTGACTTTGCTTCTAGCATTGTTTCGTACAACAAGACAGTTATAGAGCGTTTAAACAAACGCATGGAGGAGTACAAATGAACTGCTGTAACGCAAATGGTCAATGCACCCAAGGCGCAGACTGCGCTATCCGCAAACAAAAGGTGGTCAATGATGCCTACATCAACGGCAAAATTGACGCTAATCCTTATGATGAAACGCTAGGTACATTTAAAGAACTAATCACTGTGATTGTTGTGGCTACAGCCGTAGGACTGCTGGCGTATGTGCTTTGGGGGAAGCTATGACAGGCTACGAATCAAAACGCGCTGCGGCGCAGGACAAGTTGGCACAGCCAGCGCAGGAGCTTTGGGCAGGTGTTGACTTTGACATTAACACCGACCCACCACAGCGCCCGTGGGTAGGGCTGGATGAAAAAGATTTTTCAGCAATCAATCAATCCTGCTTTACTAAACTTCAAGCTGCAACCAGTGCAGAGTCAATTCTCAAGGAGAAGAACACATGAATATTTCTTTTGAAAAAGTACCAAAGGAATGGTTTGGTTCAGGCCGCAGTTACATAGCAAGGGCTGTTGACAAAACGGGTAAATTTGAACATTCTCAAATGCTCAGGTCTCTCCAAAATTTGTCTAAATTCATTACAGATGCGGAGTTTGCTTTAAAGGAAACGTGTTCAGAAGTTGTTTTCTACAAAGGAACAATATTCTCTTGGACAAAGACAAGAGATGAAATTTTTAATCAAGAAAAGGTAGGTCATGTATGACAATCTCACGCTTTGCAAATGGCGGTGACAGTAAGCGCCGAGTGCTGGGTCTTGCTGGTGAATGGGAACGTAGGCAGAAACTGCCAGGTGAGGCAGAGCCTGCAACAATCTCGATCTGGAAGCAACCCGTGTACAAGCCCCAGCAGATGGATACGCCTCGACCTGGTGCTAATGACCACCTTCAGATTAGGAGCAAAGGAGTATGAAATCGGTACGCGAGGCCAGGATACTGGACATTCTTACGCGCAAGGATATGTCCACTTCAGAACTTTGCGTACTTGTCCACTGCACCCAAAGATCAGCGCAGGAACTGCTTGCCAAACTCAAGCGTAAGGGATTGGTGTACAGGTCAGGATGGCGTAGGCAGCCGGACAGCATAGCGGCAGTGTTTAGGGCCGGTATCGGGACTGATGCGCCAAAGCCACCGAGGGCAACTGACCAGGAGCGTCAGCAGCGCAAACGCAAGGAGGAAACAGCGGAGGATAAGGAGTTTCGTAAGGCACGGGAACGCGCCTCAAAGATTAAGCCTCGGCGCGATCCAATGACCGCAGCCTTCTTTGGTTCTTACGTCAGGACAGAAACATCGCCCGTTCATCAATACGCCGATTCTGCAAACCCTTGAGAATCTTGCCTGCCGCCATGCAATACTTTAAGAGTTCATCCGCAGCGCCTTCCTTGTCGCCGCGAATAACCTTTTGACGGAAGGTTGAACGCTGTAAAGTTCCCAGACCAACATTGAAGCTAAAGCTAACGCAAGAATCGAATTGGCCTTGTGTAAGAGGGACAGGACAGAACCGTTCCACTCCAAGTTCAAAACGCTGAAGGTCTGCTGCAAGTATTCCATTGACTTCCTCCATGCTGAACTGGCGATCATCCTCTGGATGTAACTTGAAGGCCATACGCTCATCCAGCTTTAATCGGCCTTGCTCTGGATAGAGTACATGGCCCACGCCCACAGTCCAAAGCAAGGCTGGACAACGATACGGGCGCTGCCTGACACCTTCATGGTGCTTGATTACGCCAAGTGCTTTATCGGAAACTTTCATTTCTTTTGCGTTTGTACGCACCCAACTTTGTACCCAAGTTCACGCCACTACGATGCCCAGTTTTTAAAAAGCAACGCTGATTAATTAAACGCTGCTTTAAATTGCTGGTACTGCCAATGTACATCTGGCCTGTATGCCTATTTGTTATTGCGTAGACACCCTTTGTCATTTTCCAAATGCCCTTCCACCGAAGTGAAAACTCACAATAGCAGCAAACAAAGCAGCGGTATCGCTACTCCATAATTTAGAAGCAAGATCAGGGAACGCAACTCCGTGGTTGTATCCATAGATAAACATACCTACGTCCACAAAGCACAGTAGAAGAAAAAACCCCATAGTGATAAAACTGCGCGTACCAGCCCGTAAATCTTTTATCCACTGGCTTGTGCCTTCATTAAGACTTTCATCATGTTTGTAAATAGCTTGCATCTCAGCCGCTTGAGCGTTGACCAGGTTCTCCTCAGACTTGGCCTTTGTCTCTATCTCTAGCTGCGCGGTATGTATCTGCTCAACCCTCTCCTGCGCCTCAAACCCTGCTTTGCGTAGTTCCAGTTCCCGTTGAATCTGCATCTGGGCAAGCGCCAATTCGTGCTTCTTGTCCTGCCGGTTTTGAAAGAAATCTAGCAACTTGGGCAAGCCACCCATGAGGAACGAGATCAGGGTTGAGAGGATAGTTAGCATGGGTTAGTCCTTTCCGGTCAAGGTTTTGATTTTGGTATTTACTGGAACTTTTTCTTCAAGGATTGCAATGTGCATCCTGTTCTCGGCAATCTGGTCACGGTTACGCTGGATTTCCTTTTCCAAGTCCTGACGTAACTTTTCCCGTGCAAGCTCTGCCCCAGTGTTGCTTGCTTGTTTGTTGTCGCTGGTAACTACTAAACTTATTTTGCTGTTCAGAATAGTGACTTCATGGGCCAAGTTTGACAAGGCCGACATCAAATAGACCACGCAAGAGAACAGCAGCGGCAATAAAGCAAACGTGATCTTCTCAATCAGTTGTCCTTTGGCCTCCATGTTCTGAATCTTTTCCTCGCTCATCTATTTCCCCTTTAGTCCTTTGTGCTTAAAGCATCTTCAATTCGTGCCTTCAGTTTTTTATCTTTTACATATTTATTGGCGTAACGAATTCCAGAAATAACTGGGATTGGTAATCCAGTTGCAGCCATGCCGCCACCTATATCTGCTATCGCAGTGAGGATTACACCAGCAGTTCCTGATGGGTTTACTAACGTGCCTGGAGGTATGGTTTGCACATATTGAAGTACCTCATTCAAGTCACGAACTGTTTGTGCTTTTTGTTTTCCTAAGACAACATCAAGCCTACCATTTTTATCTAATCCTGTAATTGCGGCATTAAGTTTTGCAGGGGAAACTATTTTGTTTCCCATAGAGTCAGTTCCAATCCCACTTGTTGCTTCATCAACAATGTATTTCATGGTTGAACCTTGTACTTCATTCCATGCAGTTTGACCATCTTTACCGCTAGTGAATAAAACACGCTTCAAGAAAGTTATTTCTTCTGGACTACCATTAAGAATAGACTTTTGGAAAACTTCACTTGCTTCAATTTTAGGATCATCTTTTCCTTTTACTTTTGTTAGTAAATTAGCAACAACGGCACGTCCTTCAAACTTCCTAGCTTGTTGTTCGCGTAATGTTCTTGCTTCTTTATAAAGACTACCTCCAAGATCGCCAGTAGTTCCATCAATAATCTTTTTAATTATTGTTGATTCTCTAATGTCACGCGGGTCTAGCCCAGTAGACATATTTAATTCAGCGCGTAATTCCTCTATCTGCTTTACATTTGCTGTGAGTGGTGCTAAATTTCCTTCTGCATCTTTCTCTGCAATACCAAGTTTTATAGCGTAAGTTTTTACAATATCAGGAATTGCTGTTGATGGCAGTCCATTTGGCCTACTATTTAAGTAATCAATTAATGATGTATTTATTAGGTTTTCACCTTCACCAATGCTAATTGGCTTAGTAAGGTCTACTGGCTCTAATGCACCCTCTGAGTTTTTTGCCTTGTTGTAAGCCGCCGTAGTCTTGGCCTTAGCACCAGCCCATCCTTGCGATAAAGCATCTATTACTTTGTTACCTGTGGCAGCAGGGCCAGCTTGTGCCACTTCAGCACCAGTTTGCTCAAGTAATGCATCAAAGTTTTTCAGAATTTCAAGGTTATTTTGTTCAATTCTTTCGCGTAAAGGCGCTCCAAATTCGCCCTTCATTTGTTCTTTTTCAAATGCTAACTGTGCTGCATCACGGGTTCTTGCACCCTTTGTCAGCGTTACTGGTACAGGCAATGCTGCGGCAGTAGTTTCACGAACTAAAGGAATTGAGGCAGCAGCCGCACCAGCACTTGAACCCATAGTAGGTTCTACTCTAGTGGGAATTGGTGCTTCCTCAAACACATTACGAACAATGCTTGTACCTCGTCCAATAGTTGGCCTTTGCGTAGAAAACAAGCCAGGGGCCATACCTGGTTGTGGTGGAACCATCTGTAAAAGACTCCCAATAGATTGCAGTTGCTCTTGTGATGCTTGAGTTCTAGGCTCGTAGGTATAGCGTTGAGCACCAAGTGCTGCACGTTGCTCTATCCTTCTTGCTGCTTCTGGCGTACCAAAGCGGCCTGCTTGCGCTTCTTCATAAGCACCAGTTAAGCCACCTCCAACAGTACCAAAAAGACCACCAGTAGCGCCGGTTAAAAGCGTTAGCGCAGTTTCTCCAGCCCCTACCAATTTATCCCCCATGCTAGGAGGTTTATAAGGCATCGGTTGAGCAACCTGTTGTTGCTGACCTAAACTGAAATCCTCAACAAGTGCGCCGCCCATTTGGAAATCTTCAGCAGTAGCTAGGCCATTTTTAATAGCCTTTTGCATGATTTGTTCTTTAGATGTTCCCTCTGGAATATCCTTTATCACTACACCATTTGGAAGTTCAATATCCATGATAAACCCTTACTTTATAGGTCTTTCCAATTTACAGCACCAGGTGTACCGCTTGGTTTTCTAACTTGTTTAGTTGGAGGCATTGGAGCAGCAGGAATTGCTGGGCCTACGTTTGACTTAGTACCTGTCGAATCAGAAGGAATCAAACTAGCGCCGCTAGGAGGTTGAGTAATTAACAATCCTTCATACGGATCAAAAATATCTTGTGCATCACCACCAAGCGATGTATTTTTCTTAATGTATTGTTTTTGGTATCTTTGCAATTGGCCTTGTCTATTTTTTACAATGTCATTTGCTATTGCTTCCAAATTCTTGCGCTGTTGAGGAGTAAAACTTCCACCCTCCAATACACCTTGCACAAGCAATTTAAATTTATCTGGTATAGCTGGATTACCAGTAATTGACTTTTTATCTCCTTCTTGAACTGCACCACCTGGGTCATACATTTTTGCAATGTTGTACAACAGTGATCCATCAGCAGTTGGGTTCCCTGCATTAGCCATTGCAACCGCAGATTGAACAGTTTTATATCTATTAGCAACTTCAACATCACCACCAGATTTTAAGAATCCTTCCCATTTATTCATTACATCAAGGCTTGCTTTTGCGGTAGCAGTTGGATCAGACAAATTAACTGAAACCTTTGTTGCTTTTGATGCTGCTTCAGCATCTACACGCTTGTTAACTATTTCCGCTTCAGCGTCCGTTAATTCATCGTAGGCTTTACCTTTAAACATAGATTTTGCATACCGTTCAGCCGCGTCACCAAAGCGAGGAACTTTAGCCTCTTTAGGCGCAGTTAAACGGTTGTACTCAGCCATAAACTTGGCGTTGTACGCAGGCGACCCAACAGGGCCAGCTAACAAAGCAATATTTTCAGCATTTGTTAATTCATTAGTAGTTGGCTTTTTTGAATCAGCTTTAGCCGTTAATCTTTCCAATTGAGCAAGTTGCCCAGATGCAAGTCTCAATGCTTCATCACGTTCTGGGCTTGCAGGTAAACCTGTTAACTGACTTACCTTTTCTTGCAGATTTGCAATCTCACGCGCCAATTGAATATCGTTTGGAATGCTTTGCTGGCGTTCGCGGCCTGCTTGAGCCAATGACGCTTTCCCAGCCGCTTCACGCTGACCGATTAATGCGCCGCTTTCTTGCATCTTGCGGTACTCGGCTTGCAGCATGAATGCGCCTTCTGGATCGCCACCTTGCGATAAAGCGACAATGCCGCGCTCAATGGACGCAGGGTCATTTGGATTAATCTGACTCGCTATCTGTTGACGCTGGCTAATTTTCCGCAACTCAGGGTCTTCACCACCTAAAGCACCAGCAAGTTGATACGCACCGCGACCAATACCATAATTTGCTTGTTGGAACGGAGTTAACTTAGCGTACTGCAATGCTTGCTGGTCAGCTAAAGCAGACTGCTGCTGCTGATAGGACTCAGGGCTAACGCCAAAAAGGGTTTGTACTATTTCTGCCATGATTACTCCTATGTTCCAAACGTACTGCTTAAGCGGTTTTGATAGTACGGAGAAAGATTTGCAGTATTACCAGTGTTAACGTAATCAACAAATCCAGGGCTTCTACCACCATCAAATATATTTGCAGCAGAATTCATTAATTGAGGGCTTCTAGATGCACCCATCAATGCCGTTGCAAATGGGTTGTAAGCGTTAGCAGCATAGTTGCTTTCAGCAGCACCCATACCACCACCATATATAGCATTAGCCGCGCTAGGACTCATTCCTTTAGCGCCGATATTGATGCCAGTATCAAGGGTTTGTTGTCCTAGTGACTCCAGCCCCGTAGCGCCTTGTAGATACGCTTGGTACGGACTCAAAGCACCCACCTGGCCTTGATAGCCTTGAGTAATCAAGTTGCCACCAGTACCCATCAATCCAGCGCCAAAGGTTACCCGCTGCTGGCCTGCTTGATCTGCCTGCGCTGCCAGTGCAGCATCCTGCTGCGCCATTGCGTTGTAATACGCCTCCATCTCTGGAGTGGTAGCACCAAGGCCAGCCGCACCGCTAGGACGCGCACCAGTTGCTCCAACACTCAAACCGCCACGGCCTTGCTGGAACAAAGTATTCTGCAACTGCGCCATCTGACGCTCGCGGCTAGGGGCAAGCAATTCTTGCTGTGAAGCCATGTACTGCTGCGCTGCCTGCTGGGGAGACTGAGCCAGGTACTGAGAACCTAGCCCAAATAGACCTTGGCCTGCTTGCTGTAGTGGTGCAAACTGCTGTTGCGCTTGCTCTGCCTGGCTCAAGCCTTGGCCTGTCAGCGCCATGAGGCGATCCTGATAGGCTCGCATCTCTGGAGATAGGTTGTATCCAGCGCCAATAACACGCCCATTTGCGTCCGTTTGGAAGTTTGACGATCCAAACCTAGTAGTTACGCCAACAGGCCGAAAACGGGCTTCAGCAGCAGCCATTTCAGCAGCTTTTTGCTGTGCAACTGCCTGCTCCCTTGCGGCATCCGCTGCTGAATTGCCTTGTAACAACCCGCCAAGAAGTCCGATACCGCCTCCGATAACCGTACCCCAAGGCCCAAAGGTTGAACCAGCAGCAGCGCCACTAGCTGCACCAGATAATGCGCCTCCTAAATCTGCCATATTAATCCCCTTGCTTTCAAAATTAAGTTTTGATGATGAAATAAATGCCGAGATATGGCGAAATAGTTGTCGCTGCTGTACCAGAACCAACGGAAGCGTTAGTTATAGTTATTCCAGTAAAAGCAGCATCAGTGCTACCACTTGCAGCTGCATTACCACTTATATATTGTTGACTGCCACTGCCAACCAACCCACCTGTCATCGTATGAGAGTGACCTCCATCAGAAAGAGTATTAGCATGGGTATGCGCTGGGAGGTTAGCAATTGAAAGAGTTGTTGTAGCTGACCCTCCAGTAGATGCTGCCGAATAAGTAGTCCCTGCTCCAATAGGCATCCGATTACGGAAATCAGGCAAATTGAAGGTTGTTGACCCGTCACCAGAGCCAAAGGTTGTACTGTATATGGCAAACAATGCAGCATAGGTAGTCCGTGAAACGGCAGTACCATTACAAAGTAGGTATCCACTAGGGGCAGTAGCTGTCCCCCACATCTTTATCTCACCAGTTAATATAGCGCCTTGCACAAAGGCAGTGGTTGCCAATAACGTACTGCTAGTTCCATAACTTTGCGTGACTCCAGTAGTCCCAGTGGGAAGTGATGGAGTACCCGTAAACGTAGGGCTTGCTAAGTCTGCTTTGGTTGCTACCGCAATAGCAATATTGGCAAACTCGGTATTGATCTCTGTACCCTTGACAATCTTTAGTGGATCGCCAGACGTAAGCGCGTCCTTGGTTGCAAAGTTAGTGCTTTGAGTGTAATTTGTCATGTTTGCTTTCCATCTTTAAATTGGATTTCTATCCTCTGAATAGATAGGCCATAACCATTAATCGTTGATTCGTATCCAGTTTGCACAATTTTACCCGCGCCGCTTGCTTGTGTAACTAGAGTTTGTAAAGCAACACCATCAGAATATTTAGCAACAACGGTAGCATTTGCCCCAAACTCAGCAGTACCGTATTCACTAACGCTTTGCGTTGGAATTGCAACATTACTAGACAAATAGTTTGCTGTGAAATCAAATGCCCACTTCATGGTGACGTACTGGTTAGATCCACCAATAACAACAGTCTTTAACCTTTTCAATACTGAAGTGGCATTTGCAGCACCTATATCAGAATGATTTGTGTAGTAAAGCATTCGGTACGATGAGGTGTAATCCTGATAATTCTCGTACTTACCCAAATAACCGTTCTTGCCTATGACTAAATCGCCATTGCGCCGATATAGTAAGGCAGTAGGCTCAATCGAGTCCCAGACAGTTATCCTAAACGATCCATCCTGCAGCTGCACTCGCGTATCAAAACAGTAGACTTGCTTGGTGGATGGCAGGGTAAGCAAGTAGAACGCTTCCTTCTCGGAATAGACTGATTTGACGTTAGCAAGGGTTTCGCTTGCAAGTGATCCCATCAAGTCATTGCGGACATTCTTGGATAGATCGCCTAGTGGTGCTGACTTCTCAATGATTGTCCTGGCAAATGATCTAACGCCAGAATTGGACAGGAAAAGGATATCCTTACCCGTGCTCTGGATAGTGTCCCTTGCAGTGCAGCCGATACCACCGACAGCATCAGTTAGTGACATTGTTGATGGTGTTGTTGCATTCGCGTACACCAAGATTTGACGCTTGCCAAAGATGATTAATGAACCGTTATGCGTTGCCAGGCCGGTGATCTCATCGGCTCCATTAGTCCAAACCCTGTCAACATTCAAAGAACCAGATGTTCCCGTTGACCAGATATGACCAGCCAATAAATCAGAAAAGTAAACCGTGCTTTTTACGGAAGCAGTATTAGCAACCCACAAACGTCCAAACGCTGAGATAACAATATCTCCACTAGGAACGGTAGCAACATAGCCGGTTTTCTCACTCACGCGCCTAAATGTCGTTGTGCTTACTGCTGGGTCATAGATCAATGGATCATGCCCAGTTTGAAAGAAGTAAGTGATTTGGTTTAGAGAGGCGCACGACCAGTTACTAGCGGTAATCGTAGGCGCAGTACCACCACCGCCATACGTCAACTCGGTGACGGTATTGGTGCTGCTTAACTTGAAAAGTTTATTATTGCCGGCGAATAGAACAGTGATGGTTCCATCGGTTTGCACTAACTCATCGACAACGCCAACATCATTAGCACCAAGGTTTCCTGATGATGAATTAATCCTTGACCAACCATTTCTAGCGCCAATACGTCCATATTGGTCAATAACGCAGTTGGTAGCGTCCAAAGCAAACCCGCTAGACAAGTCTAGTGGAGAGTCTTGCGTGTTCAGTCCATAGAACCCTGGCGCTTGAACACTCGCAGTTTGCAGTGCTTGGCTCATATCGCAACAAACTCCTGATTTTCGGGGTATCGAGTACCCTCCAAGGCAATGTAGTCAGACAGCATTGACTTGTAGAGTTGGTAGGCTTCAGAGGAAGACAGACCGCCATCCTCTCCACGTTCAACCAATGCCCTGGCGTATGCGTTCTGCGCTACTAAGAAATCAGGCACTAGGATTGATGTTGCGTCAGATGCCAATGTTGCCTGCGGGATAGTCAGGGAAAAAATAACTGTGTATATGCCATCAGGACGCGAATACAGGCTTACCTTAGTGTCTCCACTAGAGTCAACGCCATCAAACGCATAGTATTCTGGGACTCCAGTTGCCACCGGCACTAGGTTTTGAAACCTGTTCATCTGTACAAAACTGATATTTTGCATCCCTACGTTTGACGTAGTGTTAATGGCATCCATCACCTGGAACTTTTGGCCTACACCAGTGAGGCTATAGCTGTAGGTGTTTGCCGTGGTTGTCAAAGTAATATTCTGACCCAATACATTCCAGCTAAACGCATCCTCAACCTGGCGCTTGGCATCATTGACAAACTTGCCAATCAAAGTTGAATAGGTAGTTTCTGCATTAGTGGATACGGTAGTTTCCCGCAGCCGAATCAAAACATCGTTAATCAGTTCAAGGTAGGTCATGATCGTGTCAATCCTATTTCTTCTATGGTGGCTACTACTGCGTATGTAGACGCAGATTCACTTGTAGATTTCAGAATATCGCCTTCCTCCATCACAAAGTATGAAGTACCACCCCAATCCTGTACTGTTTTAGCCGCTATAGCAACTTGATAAATTACAGAATAGGTAGTAGAGGCAGAGGTATCAACCCAATCAAAAGTAATGTGCTTGGTAGCTGTTGAAGCATTAGCGGCGCGTAACAATACGATCTTTGCATAGTATCCAGTTGGAACTGTGTACAAAGTTGTATTGGTAGCAGCCGTTAAGTTAGCTGCAACTGAAACTGGCCTCATTTCTTCTTACCCATCTTGCTTGCTTCAGAAAGAGAAATAGCTATGGCTTGCTTTCTGCTTTTAACAACAGGGCCACCTTTTCCAGAATGCAAAGTTCCAGCCTTGTACTCACCCATCACTTTGCCTACTTTAGCTGTGGCTTTCTTGGTCTTAGGTACTTTGGCATACATCATTATTTAATCCTTAGTGATAGGCCCACCAGATTTCCATGCATCACAAGTACGGGCCGCTGCACAAGTGAATTGGAATAGATCACAGTATCCCAGATTTGCAGCCTCAATAAACTGCTGGTCATAGGACAACTCTCCTTTGCCCTCGTCCTTTTCCAGACCATCAGATATGCACTGCATCATCTTTGGAGTTTGGATAAACGCTGCACAGTTACCGCAGCGCATTGACTTGATAGCGGATGTTGGAGCGTTGTACATCTTGGCCTTCTTTAGCCAAAATGACTCATTAGGCTCGTCAGGGTTTGGTGGCCCATAACCATAATCCGCAAACGCATGGTTGCGGTTCTTCAGATTAACTGAAACGTCCTGCGTAGCAATAGGGCATACGACACCAGATAAAAGACCTTCTTTCATGCTGCCATCCTAACTTTTGGTGGCCTGCCCATACGCTTAACTTGAACTGGTGCAGTCATTGGAAGCACCTTGTTTTGAGCCTCAACCTTTATATCTTCACCCTTATCATCAACCAGGACATAACCACTATGACCACGCATAGAGTCAATATCGTGCTGGTAGGTAAAGGTTACGGTATTCCCGCTTTGTAAACATCTAAAGATTGCCATACTACAACTCCAAAAAAAGAGGGGTTATTAACCCCTCTTTAATTACACTGTCCGAACAACCACACACTTCACAGTAGTGCTTGCCAAATCTAATGTACCGCCAGACTCGTTTTGAAAACGAATTGAAACTACATCAGCTGCACTCACATAAGGCGTAATGCTGATGCCAGAAACATCTACACCCATGCTTACGTTCATCACAATGTCACCTAGCTTCACACCTGGTACTGCAATGGTATTGGTTTCTCCAACGCCATCAGCAAGAGATGATGCGTTTAGAGTTGCCGAAACCAACCATGTATCAGAGAACAGACCACGAAATTGGTCATTACCTCTGCGAGAGGTTACTGCCGTTGCTGCTGCCATATTAAATACTCCTAAAAGTTAAAAGTCCCCCCCTCGTTAGAGGGAGGGAATGCTATTAGGCTGGTACTGCCAAAGCAAAAGCAGCAGAAGCGTTAGACGCTGTGCTGGTTGCCGAGGTACGCAGTGCCTTGACACCATAAATGGTATCAGCGGTGAACAACGTGCCAAGGTACTCTTGCTTGTACTGGGTTTGCGAACGGATGCCGGTCTGCTCAATCAGAACCATCGCATCGCGGTGGCCCATCAAGCAGATACGGTCAGTTGTGCTAGAACCAGCACCAGTATCAGCCTGAGAAGTAGCAAATACCGCCATGCCGTACAGTTGACCTATTTCACCATTGCGGATAGCGTCACCGTTACCAACAAACGCTTGTTCGGTGTAACGTGCCAGACCCATCAACGTGTTGCGGCTGGAAGGAGGAATCAGGAAGAAACGTCCGTCCATAGCAATGTCGTTGTCATCCAAACGCTGAATAGTGCGGCGAATGGCTGCATCGGTCAGCGAAGCTGCATTGGAAGTGGAACTGTTGTAAGCAGTAGTTCCATCAGAGCCAATAAACGCTTTGGTGCTAGAAGCAGCAGTTGCGTAGTCATCAGTACCAATGGTTGCACCATTGAACGCACGGCCCAATTGAACCAGGTCAGTGTCGATGCGCTTTGCCAAAGCATAACCGGCATCTTCCGTGTAGAAAGAACGCAGGGAAGTTAGGGCTTGTACCTCAACAATGTCCTCGATCAAACGGCTGTACTCATAGTGCTTGTTGATAAGCACTTGAATATTGGTGTCGCTCTCTGCAATCAGAGTAACGGCATCAGTAGCAGCCTTGACAGAAGCATTGCCACGGGCAGGGGAAGGGATGTTAACAGTATCGCCTTTTTTGCCTTTGAAGGACATTTTCTTGACCAAATTGGCCAGGACCAGGTTCTTCTTGTAGGAAGCAACAATTTCATCACTCCAAATTTCTGGAATGAAGTTAGCTGCGGAGGTAGTAGTTACCGAATTTGTGGGGGAAAAAGCAGTGTTTGCCATGTTAAAACTCCAAAATTAAATTATCGTACACGACCCTCAGAATATGCCTGCATGATTTCATCACTCAGTGTTTCATATCGCTGTGGATCAGTCATTTTCAGTCGAATCAGATCGGCCCTTCGATAGACGCGCTTGGAACTCTCTCCAGAACCACCAACATCAACTTGCGCCGCTCTCATGCTCTTAGTCCTGATAGCATCATTTTGCTGATCTGACTGTTTAGCCTTAATGCCGCGCAGTTGCTTGAAGGTGGACAACAATTCATTTGCCGAGTCATAGTCAAACTCTGCATCGGCCTTTGCGTAAAGTCCCAATCTCACAGGTGAGGATTTCACCCAGTTATGGAACTCCGAATCATTGACTACTTGGGAGTAGTCAGGATGATCCTGCGCCAGCTTCTGCTGAATCTGCATCCGTTTGAAGTCGAGGCCAGCTTGTCTAGCCGCGAGAACGTCAGGATGTCTATCAATCGTTGCTTGAACTGCCTTTTGAGGATTCTCAAAAAAGTCAACCTCAGGCTCCTCCTCTTTGATAGGTTGCGACTTCCCATTAAGGTTTTGCTTGATTAACTCGTCAGCTAACTTACGAACTTCGCCGACCTCTTGGGCCTGCTTACCAATCAGCTTTTCAGCCTCCTGGTGCATTCGTACAACTTCCTCCAAACTTTTGGCCCTGTATTTCTCAGGAAGTTCGTTCTTAGTTTCTTCTATTTCGAGTTCGCCTAGCGGCTCTGTGGGTTCATCAATCAACATATCGGTTTCCTGCCAAAATGGTTGTAGGATAATTCAACTCGGCATAATGCTTATGAGTTGGCTTTTTGCTCCGCTTTTAACTTTTCAGTATGCCGGTGTTCAAACCGTCCATAAGCGGACGGAAAGTTTCCAGACCAACCTTCAAGGTTAAATGACGGAGCACTTATTACACGATGAGCAAGCCCACCGCATTCACACCTAAAACTCTGTTCCTCATAATCACAGAATCTTTCGGTCTTATGCCCGTTTTCACAGGCAAATTCATACATTCTTTTCATTCAAATCCTCGTATGCTCGTTCGCTGATCTCTTTCAAGGTTATCAGCCAAGTCAGGATGGAAATCTCGCCTTTGCGGAATTGTAGACTTTTTTCATCCGCTATGGTAGACACATTGTTAAGTGAATCAAACATCTTATTGGCATCGTCCATAAGGTCAATCCAGCCAGGCATAGAAAACAGATCAAACCTGTCCTCATAGTATCTTTGCAACTCAGGAGCCATATTATTTATCCATTAATATAGTTAACCACCAAAAAATTAAACCTAATAAGAGTATTACTAATGCACCAGCAGCTAACCATGTTAATAAATCCTCAACTTCTTCTTTGTGCTTTTTAGCGTGATTTTCTGCCAATATTTCTTCTACCTTTCGCTGCTGGATAATCCTATTACGCTCTACCATTAACTGCTGCCAAAGGTCAGCATTACCAGACATCACCATGTAGTTGTTCAATTCCCTCTCAGCATCTGCAAGTATCTTGGCCTGCATAACTACCTCAAATGCCTGCGCCGTATCTGACTGTGCAAAACTTGACTTGGGCTTAGATGCGGCCTTCTGGACTACATCCTTGGCCTCAAAGAACTTCATCATCTCACCGCCAATGGCGTGGATGTCCTTACCCATCTTAATCGCCGCCTGCACCCCCTTAATAGCGGCCTGGGCTGTGGCAAAGGCTGTAATCGGGTCTATCATTATTCAACCTTTTTCCACTCCAGACAGTACACCCTACGCTCGAATACGTCCCCCGTCCATGCCCACCTTACGCAAACAAACTTTGCGGGTACGGCAATCAAGATAGCAGCAATCACCCATTTCAATTTTTACCCAACCAATGGCTTAAATACCCCATTGCGCTGCCTACAGCGGACACCATAACCATACCCATCCAAAAGCCACCCTTGCCCTGGTTGGCAAGGTCAACTAGCTTATCGATGTTGGTTTCCAGCTTGTCAATCTTGGCAGACATTTCGTCAAACCGGCGCTCGTAATCCTGCACCTTCTGCCAAAGAACTCCATATTTGACTGGATCAATTTCGGGCTGGTTCATGGCATCGCAGCCTTGATCTCGTCGGTAGTTGTTGCCGCATCAATTGCCGCTTGCATGGCGGCGTACTTGTCCCGAATTACTTGCCTTGCAACTTCAGCCGCTGCTGCTTCAGAAGGAATAGTGGCTTTGATGTCCAATGGCGCAAACTCAGCAGACCGAGCCGCACGGCGTATGTCGTGAGCAATGGTCTTGGCCTTGTCAATGTTGATTACGATTCCCATGTCCACGCTCCTCGAAATGTACGGTCTTCTGGAATGTCTGCTGCATCCACAATAGCGTATTCAGCACCCTCTGGTATATCTTTCATGCAGGCTTCAATGGTGTCTGCGGGGATAATGACGGCTACGCCGCCGTCTGGTGTTTTGTAGATGATTCTCATTTGGTTTATCCTTATCTGATAGCTAAAAGCGCAACGCTAGAAGTATCTACAAGACCTCCAGTAGAAACATCATAAAAGCGAACGCGTGCAAGGCTAATGCTGGAACTAAATACGACTCCAAAACAATCATTTTGACCACTGTCATTAGTGCCACCCGTCCCAACCATAACGCATGCCCCTAGAGGAATAGCCGTAGTGAAATTGACCGTGTAATCACCGACGCCGTTGTCCGTAATACTCGACACATTTCCACTTGCATTTATTGCTACAGTGCCAATGCCGTTGAAGTTAACCCATGCTCGGCAAGGGTAAATAGGCGCTGTACCCGATACCGTAGCAAACTGAGCCGAATCAATGTTGGGCGTGGTCAGCGTCTTATTCGTCAGCGTCTGCGTGTCGGTAGTACCCACCACCGCACCGGCTGGGTTGCCAACGCCACCAGCGGGGAAGGTTACGCCAGCGGTTCCAGAAATAGTTGTTGCCATGATCTGTTACTCGTAAAGAATGTTTATGGAGCCTGCGTCAAAGGTGTCTGTGCCGTTGGCAGTGGTGATGCGGACGCGGTCAAGAACTCCAGCAAGGGCAAGAGAGCCTGTACTTGTAGTACCCCATCCAGCAGAAATGTTAATTAACGAACCACATTCAACCCAAGTATTTCCAGTTATATTAGAAATAACTATTGATCCGGTAGATAAAGCAGCAGCAGTAACAAGTTTAGCAGTTAAAAAACCTGTTGTGCTCGTAGAAATACCAGTTGCATTTGTTCCATCAATAGAAAATGCCGCGCTTGCGTACCCAGAATTTGTTACGCTACCAGAACCAATCTGTACTAAATAATTGCTTGTGCCGTTAGTAGAAACGCCGTTATACATCACAGTAATTCGTTTCACCCAGCTAGGAATGGTTGTAAAGTCAATCGCTGTACCTGACGTAGAAGCCTGAGATGTACCGCTAACCAGTGCAGTAGCCCGTCCTGCACCGCCAGAGAACGGATACCAAGTGGTTCCGGTTGAGCGATAGACCCACGACAAGGGCTGATTGGGGATCAGTTGCACAGCAGCGCCAACAACCGTACCGCCGTTGCCGGACATGGTGAGCGCAGTCACTTGCTGCGTGGATTCCACCGTAATCGTCATGCCATCGCTGGGGCTTGCGGGCATAGTGATCGTACCCGTAGCCAGCGTACCGGCGGGGTTAATCACCAGCACTTGCGTACCAGCAGCAAAGGTGTAGCTAAAGCCAGTGGTCAGGACTTGGTAGTCGTAGGCTTGGATAAGCCCGTTTGTGCCATTGATGGAGATGGTCATTGCTTACACCTTTGGATATTTAGCTTTAACCGCTTGGCAGTCAGCTATGTACTTGTCAATCTGCGCCTGATCTGCCTTCACCACCCCGTCAAGATAGTCGGTCATCGGTGGGTACTCAGCAGCACGTTTCTGTGCGTAGGTTGGTGTATATACAGGGCGTAGTGCTTCAGCTTCCTCGTCCGTGATCTGGACAGAGCCTTCTGGGAGCAGATGCGCGTAGGCATCGTCATCAAGGAAATGCAAGGAGTTGTCGGGGGCTTTGTAGTGCATGATGATTACCTCAGTTCTGCCCAAGCAGTTATTGTTCCTGTAATAACATAACTTGCTCCGGGAGGAATAATTACTGTTAACGAATTTCTGTTCACGTTAGAGTTAACACCTCCTGCTGCCACGTTCACCCCATTAATGGATGGCTGTACATTTGCATTAAGTGCCATCGTAATAATCCAAGTTATTGGGCGACCTGTGGTGTTGTAGTAAGTTGTAGCAGATGCACGGCTTGCGGTTACATCTTGCCAAGTCTGCCCATACCCTACAGAACTCATAGCAGCCAGAGCCTGACCACCGTAGCCTTGGATAGTTGATGGTGCAGTAGCCCAAGTACCCGCAGTAGCCTGAGTGGATTCAATGTAACCAACGACACGGTACGGCAATGATGTACGGGCCGTGGTGGAATAGATAACGTTTGCGCTGTCAGCAGCCCCAGCCCCGCCTTCAGCCGTAGTGCTAATCAGGGTTGTCTCATCAAGGTTGTTGCCACCAGAGATGTTGACCACCGCCAATTCAATCGTACCGGCGTTATCAAGGGCTATAACAACAATGCGCGACTGCGTAGCGGACACCGTACCCAAGGTAGAGCCGCTGGATACAACCACCGAGATTGCAGAACCTACTGTGCGCGTGTTAACCGTACCGCTGGTCAGAGGGGTAGAACGAAAGTCCAAGACCGTGGGGTTAAGCGTCACCGTCATGGCACTGGAGGCCACCGAAGCAGTAATGGGTTGAATCTTGCTTGTTAGGTAAGTGCTTGACCCAGACGTAACAAATGTACCCGTTTCATCAGGCAGCGTCAGCGTCCTGTTGGTGTTTGTATTAGGTGCGGCAATGGTCAGCGTACCCGTGCCGCTTGCGTTGCCTTGGATTTGTACTGCGCTCATGTTATTCCTTTAAACAACTGTCCAAACTGAGCCGGTTGATACAGTTACCGTAATGCCGGTATTGACTGATACAGGCCCAGCAGACAGTCCGTTATTACCCGCTGCAATGGTGTAGCTGGTTGCTACAGTATTTGCATTGATCGTGATACCGTTGCTAGAAATCATCGCGGATGATGTCAACTCACCCGTGCTCGGCTTGTACAACAAATTGGCATTGCCGGTGTAAATCGTTGTAGGAGTGCCAGATGTTGCTGCTGCAAACAAAGGATATAGGTTTGTAGCTGTGGTGGTGTCGTTTGATATGGAAGCACCAGCAGTCCCATTGGCAGCCGCAGTAATCAGACCCTTGGCATTAACCGTGATATTTGCTGCGGTAAACGATCCTACGTTTGCGTTAACCGTAGCCAGTGTCCCAGCAGCAGTGACGTTTGCTGATCCATCAAAAGAAGGGCTGGTGTAGGCTAAGTCACCCGTGACTGCAATGGTGCGGCCTGTAGTTAAGGTGGCAGCACTTCCCGTAGTATTCTGATTAAGCGTTGGAATGTCAGCCGCAACAACTGCGCGAAATGTTGGAACTCCAGCAGACCCGTTAGGTGCTGCCAAAACAAAGTTAGCTGTCTTGCTTGCGTAAGGGTTGAGTGTGTCGCCGTACCCCGCCGCAAGACTAATTGCCGGTGTTGTCCCCCCAGAGGACACCACGGGGCTTGTGCCTGTTACCGAAGTAACACCACCAGGTGAGCCGCTTGCAGCCGCAGTAATCAGCCCTTTAGCATTGACGGTGATGTTGGCATTCGTAAACGCACCCACGTTGCTGTTGACAGTTGCAAGCGTTGAAGCGTTACCAACAGAGGTCACATCGCCAGTTAAATTAGCGTTGGTTGTAACATTGCTAGAGGTAAATGCTGTAGCCGTTCCCGTTATGTTTGTACCAACTAACGCTGATGGTGTTCCCAAGTCAGGGGTTACAAGAACTGGTGAGTTTGACAACACAACATTGGTTGTACCTGTGCTGGTAGTAACACCCGTGCCGCCGTTAGCTACAGGCAATGCTGTGCCAGACAGACTAATTGCCAATGTGCCGCTAGTCGTAATTGGCGAACCCGCAACAGACAAAAACGCCGGTACGGTTGCTGCTACAGAGGTGACAGTGCCTGATCCGCTAGATACAGTGACTGTTACATCATCGCCTGATGTTGTTGCCGTAATGCCTGCACCAACAAAATTTATGCTCTTAACACCACTGGTAATTGTTGTTCCTTCTTCCTTGATAGCCACCGCCCCGTTGGTGGACATGGTGCTGATAACTTTGATTTTCTCGGCAATATCCTGAGAAACTACCTCACCAACATTTAAAACTCTGCCATCAGACAGAGTAATAATTAATGAACCATCAAAGTCAATATGGGCATCGCTGATAGAAATGCCATCCTCACCATCACGCCCGTTAGTGCCATCTTGACCGCTTTGGCCTTGAGCACCAGCCGCACCATCGCGCCCTGGCCTCCCGTCCTTACCATTGCGCCCGTCCTGCCCGTTCTTTCCGTCCTTACCGTCCTTAATGGACGCTACCCGCTTATCAAGCGCGTTGCCCGTTTCATCGTACCTGGCCTTAATGTCCGCTTCTAGTTTCTTGAGCGTTTCAACTACGACTTGGACATTCTCTCCAATCTTGCGTTTTTGCACATCTTTGGCCTGTGCTAATGATGCCTTGATTGACTCCAAAACAGCGTTCTGCTGCTCTGGACTCATGTTCTGAAGTATCAGTTGCTTGGCAAGGCTTTCAACGTCCATTGCTCAACTCCCTGGTCAACTGGTCTAGGAAGTCTTGCTCCATACCAGCGACCTTATTGTTCTTCTCTGCCATTTGCAGTTCAACAATCTTGGATTTGTTCTTGATGTCGGCCTCTTTGAGCATCAATTCAGCAATCTTCACCCGCTTATCAAACTCGCTAGACTCATTGCCTTGAGGCAGATTCTTGGTGCTCGATGCAATGATCTTGGCCTGCATCTCTTGAGGCATCAACTGGGTTTCGGTCATCAGCTTCTGCGCTTCTGCCCGATTCTGCTCGGCCTGCGTAGTGCTAACAGCAATCTGTGCCTGGGCTGCTTGCAAAGCCAATTGCTGCTGCGCGTCCTGCATCTGCTTGGCCTCTGGATTAGGCTGGCTCATCTGATCGAGTGCCGCCATCAACTCATAACGGTTAGTCAGGCTCGAATTGTTCAAGATGCCCTTCAATATCAACGGCAGCACTGGCGTATTTGGCCCCAGGGTCTGAAGCAAACCGATAAACTGCTGCTGCTCGTACTCACGGGCAATGATGCCCAAGGTAGCGGTAGGAATAAAGCGCATATCCACACTCGGATAACGCTCTGGGTCAAACTGCATATACCTAAATGCAGCCTTCTGGATAAACGGAATCAGGAAATCTTCTTGGAAGTTCACCAGCGTCCGCTTGTACTTCTTGATGATGGTAGCCACCGCCATCGACATCCCAGCGCCATCGCGGTTGCCATTGCTGACCATGCCCTGGCTATCCAGAGTACCAGTGGCCTGCAACAACATCCGTTCAAACTCTTTTGCCGTGTTGATGTTGTTCAGACTTGTCTCGCCAAACTTGAACGGGTACAGAATCTCGGCAGGGTTGCCGTTGACCATGAACGCCTTGCCAGGCTTGACTTCAAACTTAGCACCGCGAGGCAACCTAGTGGCATCCATCCCCATCATGGGGCTGGTGGTCAGCGCCAATGAATCCAAATGGCTACGCACTTGCGCGTCAATCGCCTTTTGCATATTGTAGGATTTCTCCACCGTACCCCTGCCCAGCAAACGGTTAGGAACAGTGTCATCCTGGTAGCTGATGATGGGCCTGTCCTTCATCATGTACGGATTTTCTTCAGCTTTGAGCAATAACCCATCATTGGCAATGACAACAATGGCCTCCACCAGATTGCTGTACTCATCGGCAACCGAATCCTCTGGGAATAAGTCCTCGACCTCCTCCTCTTGCACCGCCTTCAAGTATTCCCGTGGAACCAGGCCGTAGTACGTCAAAAGAAGCACCTTCTCGTCCCGATACTGACTCAATTCCTGCGTAGGCTCCAGATCGGTGTCCTCATAGGTAGTGGTAATGTTCACCTTGCGGTAGATACCCTTCTCGATGCCCTCGACAATCTTGTGGATGGAGACATACTTCTCAATTGCCACGCCCATGCAGTCATCAATCGTTGTCCCATTGGGATCGAACAAGAAATTCTTAGGGTTGACAGGCACAATCTTGACCGCAATACGGTCTTTTTCCACCACTCCGATAGCCGCTTGCATCGGCTGGCCTGGCATGGGCTTAGTCGCAGGCTCAAATATCTTCTCGGTCTTAACAATGATCTCGCCAATGCCAGTTCCGTAGATTTCTGCCATTAATTCAATCTGGTCAATGGATTTCCTGATCTTGTCTTGCTTGAAATCCTCCATCAACTGCCCTTTTAATGCCTCTACATCCAAGGGATTCCCGTCAACATCCTTTAAATCGTCCTTTATGTCAAAGAAATCACCCTGACCAAAGATAGCTTCCATAATCTCAGCGTGTCGAGTCTCAACGGCCTGCTGGGTTGCCGGTGTAACTATCCTCGAACGCTCGGAATCGCGGGTTTTGTCCTCCGCAGCCCACTCGCAACGGAAAATACGCTCGTATTCCAGATAACTATCCAGAAAATTGGTGTTGCGGTAGTCGCGCCAACGGTCACAATGGTCAACAACAAAGGCAGTTAACTCTTTGTCGTTCTCTGTTGGTTCTTCAAAATCCATATCTAAATCCCCGCAATTATGTCCATCGGCTCCCACTCATCATCGGCCTCCTCAAAGTAGCTGGTCACCGCCAACTGATCCATGTAAGAAAGCGCGTCGGGAAGGTCATCGTGTACGCCCTGGGACGGGAACATCAGTAACTGGTCAACAAAGTCATCCCACTTTTCTTCCGAATTAAGGATAACCCGCCCGTGCTCAAAACGTCCCTGTAACGACCAGATGATTCTATCGGTTTTCTTCCTATTACCGTGAGTCAAATCCACAATGTGCGAGTACACATTGCTCTTACGCATCAAGTCACTTAAATACGGCAAAACCGCATTCTTTAGCGCCCCCCTCTCAATCCCCACGCTCAAAGGCCGGTAATCCCTCATCTTCATCAGTATCTTAGCCGCCGTTTCCCGTATATCCCAGCGCCCGTGCTCAATCTCTTTGACAAACCACTTCCCATCATCAGTCACCTTCACCACGCAAATGGCAGATTCATCCAGGCGCTTCTTAGCATTACCCGCTTGTTTGGCAACTTCCTCAAACCCCGCCAAATCAATCGCTACAAAGTAACTCCCATGCTCCGGTTCCACCCCGTACTTAATCCATTCCTCCTTGAACACGTCGGCGCCAGCATTACTAAATGAGGCCATGTACTCTTGCTTAAAAGAAAACGTACTAAGTGTCTTCTTTGCCGACTCAATCTCATCTGGGTCAATCAACGGGTTATCTGCCGTTGTAAAGTGCCAGGACTTCCACTCGGAATCAGTACCCTCCTGCCCTAAGTTATATAAATCATAAAACCAGTTTCTCCCCTTCGGAGTCCCAATCATCATGCAGCGACCCTTCTTATCACTCAAACTCGCACGAATAACTTGCTCCCAAGTACCAGGCTTAATATCTGCCACCTCATCTAATACCGCATACGTCAAACTAACCCCACGCAAAGTATCAGGTCTATCAGCACCGCGCACATATATCCGCGCACCATTAATCAACGTAATATCTAAATTATTAACGTGCGAACCCTGTATTACCTCGCGGCCTAACTCTAATAATAAATCCCAGATAATCTGCCTCGACTGCCCCATAGTCGGACTCACATATAACACCGCCGAACCAGGGGGGCAGCGTAGTCCTTCAATAATCAATGTAGTCGCTGCCAGCCTACTCTTGCCGCACCGCCGCCCAGCAGCGATAACCTTGAACCTGGTGGTATCCGTAAACACCTCCTGCTGCCACGGCAAGAGAGAAAAATTAAGATCAGACATCAACAATGTCCTCAGAATTAATAATCTCAGGATTAGAAATTGTGTTTTCTCCAAATCCAGTTATTGAGATTGTTACCGCACTACGCAAATGCTTTTCTTTTTCAAACATAGATACCGGCAACATTCTATCCATACATAGTTTAATCATTGCAGCTTGAGATGGATGGTCATCGTTCATTGCTATCTCAATTGCCTTTGTAACAACATTTGCACCAGCACTATCTAAAAGAATTTTTTTTAGTTCTTTTATCTTTTGGTTATCTGTTTTTGCAATTATCTCTGGGGTTATGTTTTCAGCCAACCTATGCATTGGCGTTTTGAAAGACCCTTTTGGTCTACCCCGACCACGTTTAATTTTTGTCTGATTATCGCTCCACATCTTTAAAGATGCTGTATCTCCATCCAGTGCTTTGTTGTATATTGCTTTAGCAATCTGTCCGCTTGCCTTGGCCTGACCAAGTTCAATTTCTCGGCTGTAATGCTCTAAAAGCGTTTGCTCATCCAAGCCAATAAGAGCAGCAATCTCGTTATATGGCAGGCCGATGCCACTGGTTGACTCAACCAGTCGCCGATGCTCCAGCGTTGGCGTGTATTCAAGCGTCTGCAAGTTCATCGCGCTCCTCCAAAACCGCCTTCTTACCTGTGAATTCTTCCCAACGCTTTACTATGACATCGCAGTATTTGGGGTCAAGTTCCATAACGTTAGAAATCCGACCGTTCTTTTCAGCCGCAATCATAGTTGTGCCAGATCCGCCAAACGAGTCAAGCACAATATCCCCGCCTTTGGTGTTATTTAGCATTTGGTACTCAAACAAAGCCACGGGCTTCATGGTTGGATGTTCTTTGTTACGGCTTGGTCTTTCAAATTCTAATATTGTGGTTTGCTTACGGTCTGTGGCCCACAAGTGCCCAGCACCTTCTTTCCACCCATAAAGGCACGGTTCGTGCTTCCAATGATAGTCCTGCCTTCCCAACACCATAGAAGACTTCTTCCAAATTAAACATTGGCGAACTTTCCATCCAGCATCATGGCAAGCACCTCGAAAGTTATAACCTTCACTATCGGCGTGCCAAATGTAGAAAACTGCCCCTGGCTTCATAACAGTATCCGCAGCAGTGTAAGAATCGCGTAAGAATTGACGGAACTGGTCGTCGCCCATTGAGTCGTTCTTGATGGTCAGCTTTTCCTTGGTACAACCCTCGTAGGCCACGTTGTAGGGCGGGTCGGTCAGCCACATATCCACCATCTGTCCATTAGTCAGTTTTGCCAGATGCTCCATGCTGGTGCTGTCGCCACACATAAGCCTGTGCTTACCAAGCAGCCAAATATCCCCAGACTTAGTAATCGAATCGGGGCCAACTTCTGGAACGGCATCCTCGTCCGTTAACCCTTCAATAACATCTGGCTCTAGCAGCGCGTTTAACTCGCTGGTGTCAAATCCCAAAATATCCAGCGCATACCCATCAGCCAAAAGTTCATTTAACTCAATAGTCAGCATTTCATTATCCCATCCAGCATTTAACGCCAGCCGGTTGTCAGCAATTACATAAGCCTTTTTTTGCGTTTCCGTCATTTCGGACAGTTCAATGGTCGGAACCTCGGTGTAACCCAGCTTCCTTGCCGCCATCAATCGCCCGTGGCCAGCAATCACTACGCCCTCGGCATCCACCAAAATAGGATTTGTCCAGCCAAACTCCTTAATGCTGGCAGCAATCTGGGCCACTTGCTCGTCCGAGTGCGTCCGGCTGTTCCTCGCGTAAGGTATTAAGTCGCTTACGCTGCGCTGTGTAATGGTGATGCTCATAGCCCAAAATATATCAGAAATAAATCTTTTTTTTATTTTTCCAACAGATGAAATGGTAAAAATTACGTTTTAGCTTTTTCGGAGGGGAGGAAGCACCCACAATTTCAACAGCCGAGGCCGACCCCTCCCCCCCCTATCCGAAAAATCAGAAGTTATCCACAGGCAGCTGTGGATACTGTGGATAACATTCGTAAGTCGTTGATTTCATTGACATTCTGCAAATGCGTCCGACTTAGTTCAGTGGTTGCACTTAATACAAGGTTCATTATGTTAAGTTATCGCATGCTTATCCACAGGATATCCACAGGCAAATTGCACAGAACCGAGTTATCCACAGCAAATTGTGGATAGAACCTGGCAACTGGCATCTTGGATTGTGGATAACTCGAGCCAGCGAGCGCGGCGGCGCGGCGCGGGGAAAGAAAAAGTGAGAAAGGGTTGGGTGGTGCTTTGTCGCCGTACTTGGCCTAGAATGACAATTCAATCACTGATAAAAAACTTCTCTAAAAAGTAATGCTTTAACCGCCAACCAATGCCGATTAAAGCCGTTTAAAAGGCCATTTAAGGCCAGTTAATTATCAGGTGGTGGGAGGGTAAGGGAAACTGATTCCAAGGCCATATAAGGACGCAATCCAAGGTTATAAAAATGTCGATAGGCATCGATCACTTCTAAAAATCCTGCTGACATATCACCTTGACCGGCGGCTAAAAGGGTAGCGCGTTCAGCAGGCCCAAGTTTCCTTTGAAAGTGTTTGACATTTGGGTTTGCTGGCCTGCCTAAACCATAAACTCCCATTCTCTACCTCACAAACGCTTTGGTATCGAACAGCTTGGGAAGGGTATTGGGCCGCATATCCAAATCGTTGACCATATCGTCAAACCCTGATGGACCGCCAACCGATACCACTTGACTATCGGGCCACAGCCGCTTGATCTCGTTGATCTGTCCCTGTGCCTGCTGCCCCACGATCAGGGCAATCTCTGCCATTGTCCAGACAACCCTGTCGGTTGTACCAGGCCACTGCTGGAGGTACAAGCGTTTGGCTCGTTCATCTGGCACGACAACGAAAACCGTTCCATCGGGTTGCT